TATGCGTTCTGTTGATTTTCATTTATGCACTGTGGGCAATGCAAGAGAATGAAGCAGATCGAAGTAATCAGGACTCAATACGGAAGAGTGAGGGGAAGCCACGGTGACAGAAAAACCATTATTGACTTCGGTGTTGCCTATCGGTGCAAAACCTGTGGACAACTCTGGACAAACCGCATACATGCCGACAACCACCTTTGTGGAATCGATATGGAGCGAGGAATACTGCCGCCAGCACCCCCAGAACGCCGCTGAGGCCATCAAATCCCTGCAAACCATACTTGGGGACAGGGATGAGCAGGTGGCGGCTTTAAAGCATGCCATCAAGGACATAAGGAAGTTGCTTGATGAACGCCTTTGACACATCTGGGCCAAGCCTGATAGCCGCAGAGCTTGAGGGCGACAAGAAGAGAAGCCGCACGGTGACCAAGGCAGTCAACGCTAAGAGGGCCACTGGAGTTGACCCCGGTCGCCTTTGGGGCCTATCCCCAAGGTGGGATGAGCGCCTATCCTCCGACCCCCAATACAACCAGATGACGCAAAACAAAAAAACCAAGTAAACTACAGGTTAAAGGAGCCGTTGAAATTATTATGGCAACAACCAAACCAAACCCCGTAGGCGCACCTTCCAAGTACACGGAAGAGATTGGCATTGAAATCTGCGCATTGCTTGCCGCAGGTATGCCAGTTACGAAGATAGTTCAACTAAAGCACATGCCTAGTCAGCAAACCGTGTATACATGGTTACGAAAGCATCCAGAGTTCCTTGAGATGTACGAGATCGCAAGGCAGGATTTAGCCCACACAATGGCGAATCAGATACAGGAAATCATTGATGAAAAGCCCCTGCAAGTGGTGGACGATCAGGGCAACATCAAGTACGACAGTGGCAGTATTGCTGACAAGCGACTGCGCATGGATGGCAGGAAGTGGTTAGCGGCTAAGTACCTTCCACGGGTGTATGGTGAACGCACAGTGGTAGCGGGTGACGCTGAGAACCCAGTGGCTCATAAGGTGAGCTTTGAAGCGTTTGACACCTTGATTGAGTCGCTGGAAACCCGCAGACAAGCCAAGGCACATGGCTGATGACCTCATTGAATTGCTCAGAGACGACAAGGTCAGAGAGCAGTATGCCAACCTACCCCCAGAACTCAGAGCCGCCTTTGACTGGCGCACCAAGTGGCTTGCCACTGCCCACGACCATCAGATCGCCCCGCCAAGCGACTGGTGGACGGTATGGCTCCTGCTGGCTGGTCGGGGGGCAGGGAAGACAAGAACAGCCGCCGAACAAATAGGCTGGTGGGCATGGACGGAGCCTGAGACCCGTTGGCTGGTAGCCGCCCCCACATCCGCTGATGTCCGTGCAACCTGCTTTGAGGGTGACTCAGGGCTTATATCCGTGATCCCCCCCATACTGGTGGCTGACTACAACAAGACCGCCCACGAGTTGCGCCTGATCAACGGCTCCCTGATTAAAGGGATTGCGGCTTCTGAGCCTGAGCGATTTCGGGGGCCACAGTTTCACGGTGGCTGGTGTGATGAGCTTGCCGCATGGGACTACCTGCAAGAAGCTTGGGATCAAATTCAGTTCGGTGTGCGTCTGGGTAAGCGAACCCGCATCCTCTGCACCACCACGCCCAAGCCCAAAGACCTGATCGTGGAGCTTGTAGGTAGGGAAGGTGATGATGTCGTGGTCACCAGAGCCAGCACCTATTCCAACCTTGTTAACCTTGCCCCATCTTTCCAAAAGCAAATCTTGCAGTACGAAGGTACTAAGATTGGTAGGCAAGAGATTCACGCTGAGATACTTGACCCCGAGGACTCAGGCATTGTCAAGCGGGACATGTTCAAGCTGTGGCCCAACGGAAAGCCCTTCCCCAAATTTGAGTACATCTTGCAAAGCTACGACTGCGCCAGCAGTGAGAAGACGCAGAACGATCCGACCGCTTGCATTACTTTTGGTGTGTTCAAGCCGCTGGATGGCCCCATGGCGGCTATGGTGATCGACTGCTGGCAGGAGCACTTGCAATACCCTGACCTGCGCCCCAAGGTGATTGAGGAGTATGCCACGGTGTATGGGGAGGGGAAGGATGCCAAGAGGGTGGACTTGATCCTGATTGAAGACAAGTCAGCGGGTATATCGCTGATACAGGACTTGCGCAGGGGTCACTTGCCGATCAGGGCGTACAACCCGGGCCGTGCCGACAAAGTCCAGCGCCTGAACATTGTGTCCAACATCATCGCCCGTGGTCGTGTCTGGATACCCGAGTCCGACATCCGCAAGGGCTACGTCAAGACATGGGCTGAGGGCTTTGTCAGCCAGATATGCGCCTTCCCTGATGCCAAGCACGACGACTTTGTAGACGCATGCACACAGGCTTTGCGGTATCTGCGGGACTCTGAGTGGATTGACATTGACGGAGCGCCACCAGAACTTTATGATGAGGATGACTATGCGGACAGCCAAAGGGGCAAGCAAAAGGGCAACCCTTATGCCATGTAGTCACAACACGCATGGGGATTGGCAAAGATGCCGCACCTGACGAATAAACCGACAAATAGCAGGTTAATGGCAAGTCGGGCTAACAGTTCCCAGCCGTGTTGGTTAAGTTTACAGTTCATCAGAATAAGTATTCAATCAACAGCCAAGACGCATACAAGCTGGATGCCCGAAGTAACGATTCGTGGCTATGGATGAGCAAACGATATTGCCGTTCAGCTTGTAGCCGTGTTGGTGGAAACGGTTTGGCTCCGTGGGAGTTTTTTGTTGTTGAATTGCGCCCAACCCTGCCTTATGGGAGCCACCAACAACACGATGATGTATCCTTCTGAACTGTTGGTGGTAAAGCGGTTTAGCCCCGTAGGTTTTCTTATTTCCCTGCCCCTGCTTTATGGGAACCACCAACAATCAACAGCAGGGTAGCTCAGGCTGGTAGAGCACTCGGTTTATACCCGATGGGTCGTTGGTTCAAATCCAGCCACTGCAACCATCATGCACAAAAATCGGCAATAAGTAGACATGACACTTGACTCATGTATAAAAAACCCCAAAAGCTATACATGACACTTGTTGACACTTGTTGAGTCATATGTATAATTCTCTACATCAACGGACTGGTAACCCGTTGAAGTTCTGTGAAGCGCCCCCGAACCCATTGTGGAGCGGGCTTCGTCAAAGCTACAAGACCCTGTCACAGCAGACTTGTATGCGGCAACCAAGCCCAAAGCTCGTTCCACAATGGGTTTTGTGCTTTTAGCCGCCCAGATCATGCGGTACGTCGGTGGTGGTCTTGGTACTACCCTGCAACACGAGCAAGCCAGAGCAGGGAACGTGGGCGAATTGCTAGAGCGTGGTGGTTGAAATAGTCTGGCATAGTGCAAGCGATGACATGGCTCCATACAGAGGGTTCATCCAAGCACAGAGCGAACTTTGATTTTGATCACGGTAAGGCTGTGCTTTGCTCCAACATCCACCACCAGAGGGTACGAAAACAGGAAGGTAAAGAGGGTGGACTTGACAGGCACGAGCAGGTATGATCCAGCAACTTCAATACCGAGGTCGCAATGCCCAATCCTCGCCTGTACCCCAAGCTGTCCAACCGAGCCATTGTTCAGTCAAAGGGCTTTGATCCATCAGTCCCCTCCCCTCTGAGTCAAGCGTACAGCCGCAGGATGGTCGAACAGCAGGTTGCCGACCAGAAGCTCAAAGACATGAAGCTGTCCCCGCTGGACAAGGCTGTGGCTGGTTTGGAAGCTGTAGCCATGGCAGGTTCAGCAATGTTTGAAGCCATCCAGCAAGCCCCCAAGCTACTGCAAGGTGAAGATGCATACGCCCAAGCCATTGGCAACCGCATGTATATGCCACGCAAACAGCCTGAGAAGGCAATGGAGTACCTTGGCAACACCATCGACATGTTGGACAGACTACAGACCGAATACAAGCTCCCACCTATCCTGCCTGAACTTGCAGGGTTTGCACCACTGATGACTGCCGCCAATCAGCAGGGTGCGCAAAACATTCAGCGTGGAGCCTTGCAGGCAGGCATGGGCTTGGAACGTGCGCTTGATCAGCCCGTGACCAACATCATGAACCGTGGTGGCACGGGTGCTGAGTTGTTGGGTTCCTTTAACGCCCAGCCTGCTCAGGTGATGAAACCAAAAGGTGGCAACTGGCTGGGTGGAAAAACAATCACGTCTGTTGAGGATCGCCTCAAAAAATTAGCTCCATACATGGATCAAAAAACCTCAATAGAACTCCAGAAGGCAAAGATAGCCAGCATGGAAAATGCGGGGAACGTAGGTCAAAGAACATTGGAAAATGTCAAAGCAAATTTGCAAGAACTGGAAGCTGAGCAAGCAGTCAACAATTGGGTTACCAATAACATTGGCAACTACGTCAAGAAAGAGATGGGGACACCTGAAGACCCTGTCCGCTTGATGTTGGACAAGCGGGCGCAGGAAATAGAAGCTCAGTTCCAAGTTGACATGAACAGAGCGCAACGCACTCGTGCAAGGGCCGAGACTGAGGAAGACCCACGTCGTAAAGCCAACCTGATGCGCCAAGCT